TGGAATATGCTTAAAAAATTAGAACAATACGAAGATATAATTGAAGAAAATGACCAATTTATCCAAGATGAATTAACAAGAAACGAAGCATTACTGGAGGCATTAAGGCAAATAGATAATCGCCAAATGTTTGAGAAAGATGATGATGTTGGCTCTATATTCTCATTAATAAAAGAAACAATAGAAAGATACAAATCAAAATCATAATATGCCAAGGACAAGAAAATCAAAACAATACTTTACAAAAGATACGGAAGATGCAATCATTGAATATAATTCAATAGAAGATAAACGTACAAAGGATAAAATATATAAAGAAAGAATACAACCTGCTTTTTCTAAATTAGCAGAAATAGTTTATAATAAATGGAAATTTACATACTTTGATGACCAGCCGGAAGATGTGATGGCAGAAGTTGTTGCCTTTATGATTGAGAAGATTCATATGTATAGAGCAGGTAAAGGTAAAGCATTTTCATATTTTACCATTGTAGCAAGAAACTATCTTATTCTTAATAATAACGCCAATTATAAAAGGTATAAAGATACCGATATATTATCAGGAATGCCTGAAAGTTGGGACACTGAAAACAATTTTAGAGAGGAAGTTAGGAATGATGAACACCGTACATTTAATAAAAGAATGCTATTATATTGGGATAAGTATTTAGAAATGCATTTTACTAAAAAAAGAGATATTCAAATTGCCGATGCTATTTTGGAATTGTTCCGAAGAGCCGAATATATTGAAAACTTTAATAAAAAATCCCTTTATCTATTAGTTAGAGAAATGACAGGACATCCTACTCATTATATTACAAAAGTTGTAAACAAAATGAAAGAGAAGCAAATGGAGTTGTATAACGAGTTTGATAGGGATGGTGATATTAAAATATAAAATCCTATTATTTATAGTTATAATAATAAACTATACTAATTATGGGTACAGAATTTCAGTTATTTGATGGTAAAAATCTATCATCACTATTTAAGGATATTTATGATAATCAGCAGAATAAAAAGAAAAATATTTCTGAGCTGATTGAGTCTTTGCGCAAATTAATACGTAATGTAGGTGAAGCAACTGTTATAGCTCCTATTATCAAAGACCTTATTGAAGTTTCCGTTAAAAACGATGAACATCTAGTTAAACTTGCTACTATTGCTCAACGTCTTGCCGCTGCCGAAGCAAAGGGTATTGGCGAAGATGGATGGCTAAGTGAAGCAGAGAAGAATCAGCTACTTTCCGATATGGAAGATACAATCAATGCCGTAGAGGAAAAGAACAAAGAGAAATTGACAGATATTGAAATTGAATTAGAAGATATAAAAAAGAAATTGTAATATGGCAGATGGATTAGAAATATTCTTAGCTACAGTAAAAAAAGTATATATATCTCAAGATGAGTTTTTGCCATTAAATAAAAGTACAGATTTTGTAAAAATCCATAATGGTAATCAAAATTTTGATTCAAAAGATGCTAGATTTTTAGGTGCCATTGAGTTTTATAGAACTGGAACTAAAAAATTAGAAAACTATGCGTTTCCATTTGATAAAAATAATCTAACTTATCCTATATTAGGCGAAACTGTATTTGTTATAAAAAACTCAGATGAGTATTTTTGGCTACCATATACGGTTACACAATACCCAAACTACAGAGAAGATTATAAAACTTCTCAAGCTACAAAAGAAAAAGATGTAAAAAATTCAACCGATACATCAAAGCAGACGGATTATAACGAAAGTAAAACTACTCCAAATAATACACCATCGCAAACTCAATCTCAAAAGAAAGAATATGAAGTAAAGGAAAAAATTAAATTCCTAAAACCGGCTGAAGGTGATACGATTGTACAAGGTAGAGTTGGTAACACCATTAGATTTTCGGAGTTCTTTCTTACAGAAGATGGTAAAACATCTAGCCCATCTATATTCATCCGTAATAAACAAAATGGGGAACTTGATGCTAAAACAATAGGTACATTGATTGAGGAAAATATAAATAAAGATGGTTCATCAATTTATATTGTATCGGAAAAAGTTAAAGTACCATTTAAAGAAACAATAGAGAAGCAAAAAGTAGGATTTAAGGAATATCCAAATTCAACCGACTTTACAGGCGACCAATTATTTATAAATTCAGATAGAATACTATTATCTTCAAAAGCAAAGGAGTTTATAATATTTGGTAAGAGTAATACTGGTATAATAACCGATGGCAATTTCTCTGTTGATGCTGCAAAGGATATTTATCTTCATAATGAAAAAGATATAACGATACATTCCAAAGGTAGTAATAAGATATTTTTAAATTCAGATAATGGTGGTAAAATATATTTGGGAAAAAATAGTGGAGAAGGTGATGCTGGCGCCGATGTTCAAAAAATGGTATTGGGTGGCGAATTAGTACAATTATTAAGTGATTTAATTGATGCTATAACGCAACAAAGTTATTTAACGCCATCTGGTCCATCCGGAATGGGGCCTATCAATGCTCCACAATTCAATGCAATTAAAGCCAGAGTAAAAACGATACTATCGGCAAGAAACTTTTTAAGTAAAACATAATGTTTTCAGCGTTCAAAGCAACGATGCTACCACAAATGCAAAGTTTAGCATTTGGTAAAAGTATAGAGAATTGGGCAAAATCATTTGCTCAAGCATACGATATTGCTATTAGGTCTGGAAAAACAACGGTGACTAGTATTCCAATAATGCAGGGAAATGCTTCTGCTATGGAATCTATGCTGATAACTATATCTAAGCAAACTGCTATGTCTCAAGCTGGTTCTTTATTACAAAACATTGGTCCGGCTGTTATATCATATTGGGCAGGAGCTCAACTAATGCTTATACCACCATTGATTCCGTGTCCAGGCTCAATAGCAAATATAGCAGTTACAAGTGCACCGGTAATCAATCCTGGTACATGGACACCATTGCCTGTTGTGCCAAATAATAATCCAATGACATTTTTAAACGCATTTGCTACTGCGGCAAGTATTCATCTTACAACTGTATCTGGTATGCATTTTTGCGTTTCAAATTATCCAGGAGTTCCCGTTATAGTTGCTCCAGGTGTACTACCTTGGACTGGATATATGGCAATCTAATACAAATTTAATCTTTCAATATTTATTAAAAAGTATTTTTATGAAATCTGACATTTTAGTAGGACTTATCAAAGAGGTAGTCAAAAACGAAGTGAAACAGCAAGTTAAAGAAGAATTAATTAAACTTGTTAAATCAGGCATTGTTACAGTAAACAAAGAAACGCCAAAGCAACAAACAAAATCTACACCATCTCTTAGGGAAATGACCGAGTTTGTTTCTAATGATACAAATTACAAATCTCAGCCGGTTTCAAAAAAACCAATGAAAGAAATTGTTAAAGACCCTATGTTGAACGAAATTTTAAATTCAACAACACCATTTACTGCGGCTCATAGAGTAGAAGGAGGCCCAATGTTAGGAGCAACAGGAGGAAGTATTTTAGATGCTTTACAACCATCTGTATCAATGGATGGTGATTGGGAAACAATGGATTATAGACAAACAGAATTGCCTCAAATGCAGCAACATACGCCGGAAACAGACAATCCTGCCGTAGATGCTCTTACAAAGGCATTGACTAGAGATTATACGGAGTTAGTTAAAAGATTTAAATAAATATGGCAATTAATTTAGGCAATGTCAACACAAATGATTTAGCGGATAATTCACATAGAATTATGGGCATTGCAATAAATCATGCTTCAAATACAGGAGGGCCATTTGCCGTAAATTATACAACATTAACACAAGCAAGATATAATCTAATTAATCTAATTCTTACAAAGAAGGGTGAGAGATTAGGACAGCCTGATTTGGGTTGCGATATTTGGAAGTTATTATTTGAGCCCATAATTGATGGTGAAATTGATAGTAGAGTTGAAACTACAATTATGGATGCGGTAGCGGCTTGGATGCCTTATATTCAAATTAATCAAATTTATTTAGAATATACAAACGAAGATATAGATAGAAATGGGTTTACCGTTGAAATTGATTTTTCATTATCAAGTAATCCTGCTATCACAGATAGTGTAACAATAAACATTAATAATAATTAAAAATGGCTATAAAAAGTTCAAAGAAATCTTGGGGGTCAAATAGAACAATAGATTATATTGGTAAAGATTTTGGTAAATTAAGACAAAATCTTATTGATTTTTCAAAAGCCTATTTTCCAGATACATATTCCGATTTCAATGAAACATCGCCTGGTATGGTGTTTATTGAAATGGCGGCATACATTGGTGATGTATTATCATTTTATCAAGATACACAATTAAAAGAATCCATGCTTACGCACGCTACTGAACGTAAAAATTTAGTAGCATTGGCACAAGCTATGGGATATAAACCAAAAATATCTACACCTGCTGTTACTAATTTGACAATATATCAATTAGTTCCATCAACTGGAACAGGCGTAAATAATAAACCAGATTCAACTTATTTTTTAAAAATAAAAGACGGAATGGAAGTTACATCAACAACCAATTCTTCTATTATTTTTAGAACAATAGATTCTATTGATTTTGCCAATCCATCTGATAGGGAAATTACAGTTTATAGTAGAAATCAACTAACTGGTGAGCCAGATTTTTATCTTATAACCAAAAAAGCAAAAGCAATATCGGCAACAGTCTTACAAAAGACGGTATCATTCGCTTCAAATCAAACCGATTATCCGTTTGTTACTTTATCCGATTCTAATATAATAGAGGTATCATCAATCTATGAGCAAGATACAAATGAACGATGGTATGAAGTTCCATATTTAGCACAAGAAAGTATTTTTGTAGAAGTACCAAATACAAATGCAAATGGAGAATTAAGTAGCTATGTGGATTCTGTTCCATATATTTTAGAAGTACAAAAAGTACCAAAAAGATTTTCAACAAAAGTAAACTCAGATAACACGATTGACATTCAATTTGGTAGCGGTAATAATACTATTAATGATGAAATAGTAATACCAAATCCAAAAAATATTGGTCTTGGGTTATCTAATTCTATTAATAGATTAAATACATCAATAGACCCATCAAACTTTTTGAAAACAAGTACATTTGGTGTGGCGCCGGCAGGAAAAACTTTGGTCATAAATTATTTAGTTGGTGGTGGAGTTGAATCAAATATTAATACAGGAGATTTAGTAACATTAAGAAGATTGGAATTTGAAGAAGACCTTTTATCAATTTCAAATACAACACTATACAATACTATAAAGCAATCGGTGGCAGTTGAAAACCTTGAGCCAGCAGTTGGTGGTAAAGGCTCCGAAGCTATTGAAGAAATACGGCAAAATGCCCTTGCTGCATTTGGTTCTCAAAATCGTGCTGTAACTCGTCAAGATTATATTGTTAGAACATTAAGTATGCCGGAAAGATATGGTAGTGTTGCAAAAGTGTATGTATCGGCCGATCAAGAAGCAGATAATCAATCTGCAAGTTCTGTTCTTTCCAATCCAAAAGTATTGGCAGAATTTACTAATTTGGTTGATAAGGTAAAAAATTTACCAAAATCTGATATTCAAACTGAATTAGCTAAATTTGTTACTAATAAAAAATCAGATGTTATACAAACAAATAATCCATTTGCTATCAATCTATATATGTTAGCTTACGATTCAAATAAAAAATTAACCATTGGTAATGCTGCTTTAAAGCAAAATATTAAAACATATTTGGGTGAGCATAGAATGTTGACAGATGCCGTTAATATTATAGATGGGTATATTGTTAATATTGGTCTTGATTTTGAAATAATAGTTTATTCAAATTATAATAAAAGAGAGGTTTTGGCAAATTGTTTAACAGAAATGCAAAGTTATTTTAATATAGATAATTGGACATTTAACAAACCTATAAATATTTCTGAAATGGAATTGATATTGGCTAATGTAGAAGGAGTTATGAGTGTTCCTATGGTTGAAGTCAATAATTTATATGGGGCTGAGGCCGGTTATAGTAATAATAGGTACAATATAAAACAAGCAACGGCTGGTAAAATCGTTTACCCATCATTAGATCCGTGTGTGTTTGAAGTAAAATATCCAAATAAAGACATAAAAGGGAGGGCTATATAATGCATAAATTTTATACCGCATCGTTTGATGCATCAATTT